CCTCGCCAGATCCGTTTTGTAAAAGTTTTAAGATGGGTAATGCAAGAGAGTCTTGTCTTACGTTCTCAAAACCTTTGTTGGCATCGTCTCTAAATAAAATAGAAGACGGAGTTTGTGCCGCTTTTTTTGTTGCTACTTCCATAGTTAGCTCCTTTTTATATTTGTACGGTTACCCACGTAAGTTTTGAAGCAGTCAGAAGGTATCTCGAGTCCAGTCTCGTGACACTCCCTGACTACACCTTTAAGGGTCTGAGGGTGTACTCCCACTTTCTGGATTGGTTCATAACCCTGTCCCTTAGCAAGGGTTGCGTAATCGCTCGCCTTGTTATCTTCGCCACGACCAAAGGTAACGGTGATTTCATTTTTAATGATATCACCTCGACCGTTTTCACGAAGCCAGTTAAAAGCTGCTGCCTCATCTGTAATAGAAGCAGAATAAAAATTAGAGACTTCAACAGTCTCACCATCTTTTAGCTTTAATTTTTTTATGTTCATTTGATCCATCATTGATGGGATATCAAACTGTGAAATCACTTTTGCTTTTTCTTTAAGCTTCTTGACGCCCGCTTCGGCGTTTGCGATTTCATCTTCTAAATCTTTTAACTCTTGAACTTTAGATGCTAGATCCTGCGGGTTCGCTACCGCTTTGATCGCATCCTGTTTATCGTCTCTAAAATTAATTGTCATAAATATCTCACTTTCTAAAATCTATATAATCCCTCAAAAACCTATTGTCAAGTCTCGTCAGAAATTTTTTGATATAAATCAATCTCAATTGGATAATATCTTCTCTCTTGTTTGTCCCATTTCAGTAAATTATACTTACCGTTGGTTATATCAGAAACAATCGAACATGCGACTCCAATTATGGCAGGATCTCCTGTGAGTAATAAATAATCCTCAGGGGTATAATTTTTTAATAATTTTCTTAATTTAAATACTAAAGGTCCTGCACTTAAAATAATTTGTGCATTCTCAGGTAGTAAAACTTTTAACTCTCCAAACTCTCGCGCACCTATAATATTTATTTTAGGACGCCCTTCTCGAGTTCCTGGAATGTCTTGAATAACATAGACTTTATTTTTCATATTTCTATTTGACATATGTATATAAATAAATATATTTGTCCATAGAAAGATATGCACTATAAGTTTAAAACAAAGCCGTTTGAGCATCAGCTCAAAGCATTAGAAATGTCTTGGGACAAAAAAGTTTTTGCGTACTTCATGGAGATGGGTACAGGTAAATCTAAGGTCCTAATTGACAATATATCTATGCTTTATGATAAGGGTAAAATAAATGGCGCCTTAATCATTGCCCCAAAAGGGGTTTATAAAAACTGGTATACTCAAGAGATACCTAATCATATGGCAGACCACATAGAAAAAACGGTTGTGTTATGGGAGTCTAGTAAAAACAAAGAAGCAGAATATAAAAAATTATTTGAGTCTTCTGATAATCTACAAATCTTAATTATGAATGTAGAGGCTTTGTCGACTAAAAAAGGTAAAACATTTGCTTGGAAATTCTTAAACTGCCACACTTCTATGATGGCCGTTGATGAAGCAACTACCATTAAAAACCCTGGAGCTCAAAGAACTAAAAATATTATTGAGTTGGGTGAGAATGTAAAATACAAACGAATTCTTACAGGCTCTCCTGTCACTAAGTCTCCTTTGGATTTATTTACTCAATGTTATTTTTTAGATCCTTGGTTACTCGATCAACAATCCTATTATGCGTTTAGAGTACGATATGCAAAAATGCGATCGATTAATGTATCTGGACGCCAGGTTCAAATCGTGGTGGGTTACAGAAATTTAGGTGAGTTAACAGAAAAGATAAAAAACTTTTCATATCGTTGTCTAAAAGACGATTGTTTAGATCTGCCTAGTAAAACTTACATGAAAAGAATTATCGAGCTTACAGACGAACAGAAAAAATTATATAAACAGATGAAAGAAAAAGCATTAGCAGTTTTAAATGGTAAAATGGTTACTTCTATGACTGTGATTACTCAAATGATGAGACTTCATCAAATCACCTGTGGTCATTTTAAATCTGATGATGGAGATGTTCAAAAAGTAAAATCAAAAAGACTTGATGAATTATTAAATGTTTTGGATGAAGTAGAGGGTAAAGCAATTATTTGGGCCCACTATCGACATGACATTGAATCAATTGTAGAGGAGGTAAAAAAGAAACATGGAGACGATTCAATCCTTACGTATTATGGTGACACGTCTACTGAAGACCGCCAAAAGGCGATTGAAAAGATTCAGGATTTATCCAGTCCAGTCAGATTCCTGGTCGGAACGCCACAAACCGGAGGATACGGAATTACACTGACTGCAGCGTCAACAATGATTTATTATTCAAACGGATATGATCTTGAAAAACGTCAGCAGTCAGAAGCCCGTATTGATCGTATTGGTCAAAACAAACCTATGACCTACATTGATATTATTGCAGAAGAAACAATTGACGAAAAAATTGTAGAAGCACTTCGTAGAAAAATAAATCTTGCCACAGAAATTATGGGAGAAGAATTAAAGGAGTGGATATGAAAGCATTAGCCATATTATCAGCAGCTTTTATTGCTGTGTCATTAATACATTTTTTAGCATAATTTTACAGGTATCACAGGTCATGGAAGGGTCGTTTCGTTAAAAATTGAGGCTCTCAGGAAGGATTTTTATAGTAGATCTAGGCCTTTTGCAGCTAAAACAGCTAGTCCAGTAATAATGAGTCCTAGGACGTAATCTATCTTTTTAGAAGTTTTATCGATGTCTTGATGCATGTGTTTGAGGTGATTGTTCTTGATAGTGTTAATATCTTTTTTGAGTCCAGTAATATAACCGTACAAAGCTACGATATGTTCTCCAGTTGTTTTAGGATCTTTTGCCATGTTTTCTCCTAATCGCCTCTTTTCCCTTTTTAAATATACTTGCGACTTGTGATTTACCCATCACTTTAGCGCGTTGTTCTCCCACCGTCAAGATTTGAATTTTTCTAGCAAAAGGTTTGCTTACTCTTTTAACTTTTGCCACTGTTTTTCTAGCATCTGCAGGTGTTGCAAACTTAATTCCTACGGTATCTTTTGGGTTTTCATCAGTGTATAATCTTCTGCCTGATCCTTTTGGTTTTTTACCTGTGCCTACTCTTGGGTCTTTTGTCATTATCCTAATCCTCTTTGTCTTAGTCTTATTTGTTTTTCTTCCTCAGACAACAACGCATTCTCAGTTGGTGTTAAGCCTGTTTGTGTTATACTAGAGACTTGTGCCGGTTGAGCTGGCACAGTTGGCATAGGTTGCTGTGGTAAGAATCCTTGAGGTAAACTTGATTGATCATCAATCATATAATCATCTGGATTTATGTATTTATAAAAATCATCACCTAAAGGAATACGTTTCATATTTTTACCTAATCTTTTTATTATTCTTTCCACCGATCTAGGTAATCCTGTTGGTATATCTAATGTATCAAAGTTTTCTTGCAATTTTTTTTCTTGTCTTTCAAAAACTTTTTTAACATTTTCAGTTATCGTAAAAGGTTCAAATCTGTTTTTTAAAATACGTTTGTAATTTTTTTTCTCCTGTCTTCTCTCAAATAAATCATTTATAGATCTTCTATTTAAATCTAAAACTTGAGCTGCTTTTATTTTTCTTTGTAATTCACTAAAAGCTTTGTATCTTTGTCCATTAGCTACAATGTATCTTTGAATAATATCATTAGGTTCTATTTTACCACTTTTAAGAACTTCTCCTGTAAATAGTCCTCTTGTATTTCTAATACTTTTTTTGAAATCGTTAATTTTAAAGTTTAAAGATTTTTCTGGATCAACTTTAACTTGACGTAAACCATAAAAACCTGCAATCTCATCGCTAAGTTCGTATTTTTCTCCACGTGGTCCTGGCTGATCAGTTCCTGCAAGATAAAGTCTTTGAAACTGTTTTAAAGATAATGGTGCAACCTCTGTTGCTGCGTATTCTAATGCAATCTTAACCTTTTCACCGTCAAGTGCATCATCATTCCAAAGTTTTCTACCCTCTCTAGTTCTGCCTCCTCGTATAAATAAATTATTAAATACGTTAAAATAAATGGACTCATCAATGTAAGGTCTAAAAAATCTAGAAACACCTTTTGAAAGTCCTTTAGCAACACCAACAGTTAGGGGCGCATCTGGATTAAATACTCTTTCTCTTTCAACACCTGCAATAATAGATTGTATTGGGTTTTGAATGGTATCGTAAACTAAGAAAGAAGATACATCGATATATTTATAGTTACCCTCTTTGTCCCTTGTTACACCAATCGTAGAGTCTTCTGCAAAATCAGGAAGCGCAAGTTCTCTAATTGCTGCAACAGCTGCACTTCCAACACCATACATTGCTTTTAAGAAACCTGTAATAATAGCAGGTGCCGTTGCAATTGCTGTTCCAAATCCAAGAGCTCTTCTTGCACCGATATTTCTTAATATAGGGTTTTTTAATTCTTTCGATGCTTGTTGTGCAATGTTAACTGAAGTTCTTGTAACTTCAATTGGAAATGAAATAAAGTTTCCAAGAGGTAAACGTCTAGCGTTTTGACCAAATGTTCCAACAAAGTTATAGTTTGGCACTGTATTTTTAACAATGTTTGCAACCTCTTTCATAATTTGTAAATCACTTGGCATTTTAGTGATTAGACCGTTTTTTAATCCTTTACTGTATGCATTTTTATACGAGTCAAACTCAGATAAAAAATTAAATACTTTAAAGAAATCATCCTCTGCAACATATACATCTGCAGCTACATTATAAAGTTTTCGCATTGCTTTTCCAAACTTACCAAATATTCTGCCATAAACATCTCCTCCTTTACCAATATCATCAAGCAACCCTGCAATATCTCTAGCAGTTGCTGACGAACTTACGACCTGTTCATCTAATAGAAAACGATAGAGAGCCTGATCTTCAGGTAGATTACGATAGATAAGTTGAGGTTGAATCGTATTAAACGCTTGTTTAAATCTTTTTAAAGTTTCTACAGGGTTTTTAAATAAATTACCGTTTGCTAATGAAAACTGTGATGCAGTGATAAAGTTTCTTGAGTGTGTAAAAGGACCCAAAATAGTTTTTGAAATTTGTGTTAATCCTTTTGGCACTAAAAATAAATGTTTGTATAATATATTTTTTGCAAGACTGTCTGTAATTAATCTTTCACTAAACTTTAAAGCATCTGCGTATGGATCTGATGTGAAATAACCATTCAAAGGATTTGTATAAACAGACTCACCAAGGTCAGATGTTATCTGTAAGCCATTTTTATCTGCAATAATTTTTTGATTTTTTAAATTATTAATCGCTTGAAGTCTAGTTGGATAAACAATTGCTCGTTCACCGTTTGCAATAAGCCTATCTGATTCACTTTTGATGCTATTGTAAAATTTATTCTTTGCAACTAATCCTGATAAATCTGACATAACATTTGTAATTGTGTTTCTTAAATCTCTTTTTTGACCAAAGAATCGTTGAAAAGATCTCAAATCTTTTTCTGATTGTATAAGTGTTGTAGGTTTAAATTGATTACCTTTAATATTATCCGCAATATTAATTAATTGCACTGCATTTTCATCTAACACACTCATAACTGTTAAAGGAAACTCTGGTGTTTGTGTTAATGGATTATATTTTACATTTCGAATTACATCATCTACAAGTCCATCTAAATCATCTGGAGTTAACTTAATACCGTTTCCTGCTGCGTATCTTTTAAATACTTCTTTAACTTCATTAACTGCAGACTCAGTTGGTTTGTAATTTAAAAAAGGTAAGATGCTTTTATCACTAAATATTTTGTACTCTGAGTTAAAAATATTTCTCATACGTTCACCCATAAGTTCCATAAATTCTTTGTTAGCAATATTTAAATTTCCACCAGCTTCTTTTACAAATGTATTTTTAAAAACATTAAATTGATTTCTGACCTGAAACATATCTGCAACTAAGTTATCTCTAGCTTTTGCGGATACTCCAATTTCTTTTGTAAATTCTTGAAACTGTTTTAATTTTTTCTCATCAAAACCTTTAAATACAATTTTTCCACCTTCAATTACATCATCAGTAGATGTAAGTAATTCATCCAGACGACCCACTAATCTTTTCCAGGCAGGATTACTTGTTTTAATACCCGATTCTTTTGCAATATTAAAAAGTGTTTTATCTATATCTACAATTAAATCTCTAGCTACAACCTGGCCTCCAGCTAATCCTCCTTCAACTCGTTTCATACCCTCAAATAAAAATTGACTTTTTGGTCCTGCTGGAACAAACGGTTCCACAATGTATTTAGATATCCATTGATCTAGTTCATCATCACTAAACTTTAAATCTTTTCCTGCTTTTGATACTCGTTTAGCGACTGTATTTAAACCGTATGCAATAGGCACAGAAATAGCAGCACCCTCAGCACCAAATTTAAATCTGTTATATAATCTTCTAACAGCGTCATCTGTCGCTAGTTCTCTTTGTTCACGGTCTAACGCAGAAGGTCCTCCTAAAAAATCTCCAAAAGTTCCAATATCTTCAACATCTGCAACAAGTGAAGCTCCACCAGAACCACCAATCGTTACTGCTGCAAAATTTTGTTTACCAGTTAACTTATTTAAATCTCTTGCCTTTAGTCCTGACTTAACTGCATCTGGTCTTGCTTTTACAACTTTGTTTGCTTTTGCTGCCGCTGCATATTTGTTATAAATTTGTTTTGCTTTTGTAGCACCTTTAACAGTCACATCTGCTCCTGCCTTTCCAAAAGCATAAAGCTGTGTAAACGCAGAAGTTAGTTTACCGATTGCAGTTTCTTTAACTACATCTTCAGCGCCCTGTTGAATTTTTCCTAAAACACTATTACTAAAATATTTTTCTAACTGAGCAACATAACCTTGATCAACAGGTATATTGTCTTCTCGAAGTGCATCCGCAACTTCAGCCGTAATATTTACAAGACCATATGGAATCTTAATTGTTCCATCAATAATTCCTCCAACAAAAGCAGTAAAAATATCAACATCACCTATCTCAGTTAATTGATCTTCAGGAACACCTTCTACTCTTTCAGTAATTCTTCTACCTAGTTTTCCTAACTTACTTGGACCTAAAAGTTCTACATCCTTGGGTCCAAATAAAACATCTTTAACTGTTAAGTCTCTTTGTTTGGGAGTAGCACCTGTATTAGCAATAAGACCTGGTACATCAATAATAGGATTTAATTGTTTTCTTGCTTCAAACTCTTCTTTTTTAGTTTTTACATCTTCCTCTTGTTGTCTTAATTCTGGCTCATCTGGCGTGAGATTAAACTCATCTATGTTAACTCTTTCTACCACGTGCTCTCCTTACGGGTATATTCTTCTGAATTTTTTATTACCCTCAAATCTAAAAATAGATCCAGTTTTAGGATCTATATATTTATTACCAGTGATATATGTTCCAGATACAATACCTTTTACTTTTGGATTAAGAGTAAATTGATCTTCACCAACCATTATAATATCACTTTCTCCAGAATCACTTACGCCAACAAAACCATCAACGACTGAAATCGCTTGCCCTGTTTTATCTTTTATTTTTCCCTCTTCTATATTTACAAGAACTTTGGCTGTTTGGTTTCTAAAAGTAACTGGAACATCCTCTTCAATCTCTTTTTGTTTTTTTAATACTTTTTCACTAAAAGATGTAACGGCTCTTTCTTTACTTAATAATTCATTAAACTTTGATGTGTATGCTGCATTGTATTTTTCTTTATCAGTTTTTCCTGGAAATTTTTTAAAATTAACTCTTGCAAATTCTTTTGCATTGGTCATTGCAGCTGTAACTTTTGCATCACTACCAAACATTTTTAATAGTTGTGAATCTAAAACTGCACCATACTTATCCGCTCTGTCTTGTCTTTTTTGTGATAATGCGGTGTAACCTCTTGCGGCTCCACCTAATGCTTCACCAAATGTTTGAACACGAGTTGGATCTGCACTAGCACCAAAAGCAGTTAAGAAATCACCAATTCTTTGCGTTGCAGTTGGTTGAGCCTCTTTTTTTAATTTAGATACATAATCCATCATTGCTTTTTGTTTATCTAAACCAGAAGTTACACCAGTGCCTTGTGCCGAACTTCCGTTTTTAAACATGGGTCTTTTAAGAATATTAGGCATATTAAATACCTCCGTATAGACTTGCTATTCCAAAGTTACCTATAGGCTGTTGTTGCTGTTGTGGTTGAAGACTAGTTTTTCCTGTAGATTGTAAAACAGGTCCAAAGGTTGCACCAAATGCTTGTGCTGCAGCTAAACCTGGACTTGTTCCAAGAGGTGTTCCTGGCGTTTGTAAAGCAGCTTGTCCAGCTAAGAATGGACTAAAGATATTCGTTGCTCTACCTAATTGTTGTAACGGAAATTCTTCGGCTAAAACATTTCCTTGTCTTATTGCGTCAAGCACCGATTGTGAATAAGCTTGCGCTCCAGTTCCAGCTTGACCAAGTCTAGACGTTGCAGCTAAATCAAGTTGTTGTTGCGCTTGTCCAATTCCAAGTTGATTTGCCAAAGCTTGTTGTTGTAACGTTTGCGCTCTTTGTAAACCTTGTTGTCTTAAATTTGATAAAATACCTGCATCATAAATATCTCTTTGTCTCTCGTATTCTGCTCTTCTTACACCTTCTCTTCCACCGCCAAATGCACCTGCAGTGATAGCATCCGCTGCTTGCCCCGCTCTCCCTGCTGCTCGCTGCTCGTTTAATAATGCTTGAGTCGCGTCTAATACTTCGGTTTGAAAAGGTGACATGAATGCTTGATACTGATCTGGCGCAGCTAGTTTCTGAGCTTCTTGCACAAAAGGTTCAAACGCTGCAACACCTGTGCCTGTTCCAACTCCTGCAACTTCACCCGTTGTTGAATCAAATTGTAACTGTCCTAAACCTGCTTGAGTCGCAGCTCTTTGTTGCGCCGCTTGTACTAAAGGACTAACCGCAGCAACCTTTGGAGTAATTCCTGAAATATCTAATCCCTCTCCAATAGGGGCTATTTGTTGCGCTAAAATATCTGTTACTTTTTCTGCAAAGGGTTCTAAAAATGCTGCTGGTAAACCTGCTGGAGTTGTAATTGCCATTATGCTTGTCCTTCCAATTGTTTCATTAAGGAATACATTTTTTCTGCTCCTTTATTTACACTCCCGCCGCCCGCTGCTCGAACTGCGTCTGCTGTAAATACAAACTCATTATTCGACAACATTGCTGGAATGTCATCTGCTTTTTCTTTTATACCAACGGGTGGCACAAAACCACCTGTTTTTCTAAAATCCATTTCTGTAACGCCTTGTGGGTTAGTTCTTAATGGCACGTCCATGATACCACCCATAGCTTGACCTGGTCTTCTTACAACATCTGCTGGGCCAGTTGGTGCACCTGTAACTGCTGCTCGTTTAGCTTCAGCGTATTCGGCTCTTTTAATGTCTCTTCTTTTTTCAAAAGCTTCTCTGTCTTTTTTAAAATCTTCTAATTGTCGTTGTTGAGATTCATAGGCTAATTTAGCTAGCGCTGTTGACACGGCTGCGCCACCAAATACTTTTTGAGCGTTAGTGAAAGACATGCTATTATTTTTTAATGCTTTATAAGCTTCATCTGCTTGTCGTTCTTGTGCTTTTTCTTGTGCTTTGTTTTGTAAAATATTAGTTCCTATTTTCATTCCAGCTTCAAGTATTCTAGGATCTATATTTCCAAAAATGCCACCACCTGAAGAAGTTTCTCCTGTAGGTGATCCACCATCTGGAGCAAAAGAAAATAAAGTAGAAAGACCAAAATCATTTCCTCCACCTGTTCCAGGGAAACCTCCTGATTGTGGTGCAAAACTACCAAAAGATGGACCGCTAGTTGAAGTGGTTCCAAACGATCCTCCACTAGGAGTGAAACCACCTATTTGAAATCCACCAAAATCATCTCCACCAATTCCTGCTCCTCTTCCTGCCGTATATGCCTGAGCAAAAGGTTGATGAGGTCCGGGTATAAAAGATGCAACTTGTGCAATCTTATCTAAATTTTCTTTATCTAAAACATCTCCAACTGCATCAGCTGCTTTCTTAAAAGGTTTTGTAATTTTTTTAACAATACTTCCAAAGCCATACGCTTGTCGGGTATCCATAAGACCACCACCCATTCTCATAGATCTTGGACCTGTGTAGGGATTTTTTTCGTCGTATTGATAAGCAGGAAGTTTTTGTTTTTCCATTAACATTTCCATATCTCTTTTTTCTTCATCAGACATTTCATCTGAGTCTAAGTTATAACCTTCTTGCATAGAAATAAAATCTTCGTCTTCTAACGTTTCTCTAATTAACGCCATCTCAGCAGGTGATACTTTACCTTCCATAATATCTTCTAAAGAAGGTAAGCCTCCCTCTGGCATCGTTCCATCTTGGTATAGTTGTCTTTTCATTTGTCCTCTTGCAATAGTCATATTGGGTATTGTATACAATTAGGCAGGCGTTTCAATCCTGAATGTTATAATCTACTTTGTTTTACTGAATAAATCAAGGCTAGGCATCATAAGTGTAATGTCCTTTTTTATGTCCTCTTCTGGCACACCTTTTGCCTTCCATTCCTGGTCATTTTTGTACTCTTCACCGGTCTTCTTATTTGTAATCTTTTCTATGATTTTCTCTGGTTTTATCACTTGCATTATGTCGTTACCTCTCTTGGCTGTATTTGTAGTATCGAAGCAATAACATGTAATTCATTAGCGTCACTGGCTTGCACCTTTAATACTTCACTCTCTTCAACCACTAGGGGCTGAGTCAGAAGTTCAGTAGTTGTATTTGATGCTACTGCTTTGGTTTTAAATAAAGTAAATACCGTGCCACTTGCATTGGTTAAAGTTACATCAAGATTACAGCTAGATCCTGAGTCATTAGCTACAAGCAGTGATTTAACTAAAGCAACATTTGCAGACGGTGTTGTGTATAACGTCGTGTTATCTGTTGTACTTAAATCGACTTTTGCATTTACGAAACTATTAGACATTAATTTAAAAAGAAGTTTTGTGCGATTACTTCATCCTTTAATTCTTGTTGAAACGTTGTGTTAAGTTTTTGTATCACTGCATCAAGATCTCTAACTTGTGAGTCAGCTACATCTTGTTTATATTCTTTACTAGGTCTTGTTAATGTTTGTACAATTTTTGCCATTATCTTCTTCCGTCCGGTTGTAGGTCTAATCTAAAAGTTCCTAGCTTCCAGTCTTGACCTGCGCTTGTATTTTCTACTTTTAACGATACTGCTCTTGCTCTTGCACGAGTATCAACTTTTGAGGTACTTGATGTAATTGTAAAAGGACCTAAAGGTGAACTAGCTTGTGAATTGTTTGAGTAGTTTCTTAAATTTAATGTTATTTGTGTATTGCCTGTTTGTGAAACAAAGTCCGGAACAAATCTTCTAATTTTCATAATCACTTCTCCATCGCCCCCTAAACTTTCACCATTAATATCATAGTCTCCTGATTGGATGTTTGCAGCAATCGCTGTAATCGCAGTCGTGGTAACATCATCTGTACCTTTTTCATGTTCGTAGTAAACTGTTGAACCATCTGTATTTCCAACAACATCAAAAGAACCGTCAACCGAAATACTGTATTCGGTTGCATGAGGTAAACCAAATACAGAAGAATCCACCCAAGTTGTTCTTGCAAGTGTTCCTGTCGTCCACACCGGTCTTTGTGGTGACGAGTCTAGATAATTATAAGTTACCATTCGGTTAACAACATTTGATGTTGCTGTACAATAGAACCAGGTAATTTCTCCAAACAAATTATTAAGTCCAACGTTAATGAGTTGAGCTGCTGTTGTGTTTAAATTATCATAAATAAAATCTTCAACTAAACAAACCATCGTTTCTAAATTACCAGCGTATTTAAAGAATCCATTTTCTGACATCCAGTAAGCCGTACCATCAACTTCAATTGCTGCATTCTGACCAATCAAACCACAGTTTGTTCCAACTTGTTCAAAGCCAAATGTAAATGGTGGCCCAATAAAACGCATCGTAAATAGTGCGGTATCCGTCCAAACATAAATTGCATTTCGACCACGAACGGCTCCAATGATTCTAGATCCATCAGCTAGTCTTTGTGTGCCTGCTGTATTGGTTGCCGTTGGGGTGTAAGTATTAATATCTTCTTGAGACGAGAATCTAATAAACATTTCATCTTGAGTCGTCTTATCTCCAATGGTTGTTTCGGTTCCAAAGAAAACTAAGTGTCTATCCGGTGTTGAAACCACCATGTCACGTGAAGCAGTTGGTGCTCCTGATATAATGGTTGCTCGATTACTAACTGCATTCGCTGCATTTGAGTCCCATTCAAAAACTTCACCGTTATGAATAAGTGCAATAATCGTATCTCCAAAATTATCAATTGACCATAATCCAGGATCTGTAACTTGGTCACCACTTGCAGCTTCGCCCCAAGCAACAAAGTCAGAAGTATTTTCAATCGTTGCACCTGCTGAGTGCGCTGCCGCAGTTGTGTTTCTTACTTCTCTTGTAACACCTGTTAAGACGTCTGAAGTAATTCCTGTGTAAGATATTTCTTCTGTTCCAATTTGAATAAAGTTTGTACCAGATGTTGGAAACTGAGATGAGTCTGCTAATTGTATACCTGTTGTTTGTGAGTCATTGATTGCGCCAACTAAAGTCGTTTGTGCATTACCTAAAACTTCACCACCCCAAGTTCCTAGACTCCAGCCTAAAGCAGGAGTTTGTTGTGCTGGACCCACAGGATAATAATGTCTAACTCGAATACCACCGGATGCCGTTGCACCTGAACCTGTTTCTGCACTCGGCATAGTGACCGTTATGGTGGTTGTCGTTGGCACAGAAGTCACCATAAATTTTTTATCATCAAAATCAGATGCACTGTAATTAGAATTAGTAATGGTAGAAAAATTATCTAACAGAACAATGTCATTTACATTAATGTTATGCGAAGTAGAAAATGTAATGGTAACAGAGGTTGATCCGTTTGTGGTTGTGAAAGCACTTGATAATGTTGTTGTCGATTTAATTGGATGAATATCATAAAAGATACCTCCATTAAATGCATATAAAATTCTGTTCGTGCCTAGAATAGAAAATTTACTACCTGACTTATTAACAATGTGATGTGTTTTTCTAACCGCACCTGTAAGTTTATTTTCTCCAAGTTGAGCCCAACCACCAATTTTTTCTGGCGTGTTGTATCTAAATCTTACATTGTCACCATCAATCCACTGGCCTTCCGCACCCGTGGCCGTGACTTGTTTATTAAATCCAGGTAAAAATTGTATCTTTTGTAGCATCAATCATCTCGCTTACTTTAAATCCATTAAACATAATTTATGATTTAGGATTATCGGATCTAACTTTATCGCAATGATCTTTAAATGTTGTAGTTCCGTTTTTTTGATCTTTGTAGATCATTTCCATTTGTTCTTGCCAAGACAGGTATTGAATTTTTCTAGCATCATCTACAGCAATATTTGCTTCAACAGTATTTGCAGCAGTTTCATAAGTTGCCAGTTGTTCATCCGTAGGTTTATCTAATCCTGATACAGTCCATGTTTTGATATAATCACCACTTCCATCATTTTGCAGAACAATAGCAGTATCATCCCAAGTTTTTGAGTTTGCGTCTAAATGTAATTTAACTTTTGTATATAATGTTGCCATAATTATCCTCTATGCTATTTTGTATCCCATAAAATAAGTTGATCTATTACTATCACCATCAACATCTCTTGCAGAACCACCATCTTGAAATTTGTATACTTCAATAGTATCATCTGCTGATAAATCTAAAATTGCTGAATGTTGAAAAGTTCTTCTATTTGCACCATGAGAAGAGTTCCTAGTTTCAACAAATTGTGATCCATTCTTAAAAAAGAATATTTTTATTGTATCGCCTGAACTATTATCACATAATAATTTAGTATAAAAAAAGTATTTACCATCTGAAGGAGCAGTGTATGTACTGGAAGCAAAATCACTTCCTGTATCAAAATCTTCGCTAGTAAAAGTTACTTTGGTATTAGTATTGTTTGGTATACTTTGACCAGAGGTTTTAGATGCAAAAAAGAAATCACTTGATCCACTAATTGTAGCAAAACTTAAAGTACCTGATCCATTAGTTTGTAATGCTTGTCCTGATGAACCGTCAGCGTTTGGAAAAGTTAAGCCATCTAAAACGATATTTCCTGATCCATTTGGTGTAATAGTAATATTACCATTAGCACCGTCTACAATTGTAATTACACCTGAGTTTGTCCCTGAGTTAGTATCTAAAATTAAATTGTGAGCACCACTAGAAGTTATGGTTGCATTTGCTGCACCTGTTCCAACAACTGTTTCTCCAGTGCCTTTTGGTTTAATAGCAATGTCAATATTTGAATCACCACCTGTCGCTGATAATGTAGGGTCATTTCCTGTAGCGGCATTCGCTATTGTAAATTCATTTACTGCAGAACTTGTCGCTGTAACTTTTGCAAGTTCATTTCCATTTGTATCTAAAAGTGCAGTTCCAATTTTAGGTGATGTTAAAGTTTTATTTGTTAAAGTTTGTGTACCAGTTAATGTAACATCTCCCATTGCTATTTCTTTAATAATAGGATTAGTGCTATCACTTGCACTTGCAAAAACTATTTTATCTCCTTTGTCATCTGCTGCAAAAGTAACACTTGCTCCTGAGCCACTTACATATTTAAATTGAACGGTATGAGATCCAGAAGTTGAGTTTCTTAAAAAATAAAAAGTTTGTACATCAAGTGGGATAGTTACAATTTGATTTCCACTAATGGTGCCTGTGAACTCAATCATCCTATGAGATAAAGTTGCACCTGTTGATCCATCAGAAACAGATAAAGCAGTTGTTTGTGCACCACCAGCAATTGATTGCTCTGTAAATCCACCAGATATCTGTTCTATAATTTGTAAATTTGTATTGGTCTTTGTACCCCAAGTACCAGCGTTTTCACCTGTTGCCTGTAATTCAACACCTAATGGTGTATATG